CGTGCTTGCGGTCATTTGTTCAATATCTTCGCTTTCGGGATTGAATGCTTTTACGGATTGGAGTTCAAACATACTTGCCGCAAATCTTACCAAAGCGTCGTTTGTTGTTTTTGCGCCTTGTGCCATTTCGCTAAACAAATTTTTAAAACATTCTTTTGTTTCAACAGCTTTACTTTGTATTTCACTATCTGCATTTTCGATTTTCTTTGCAAGTTCATCGACGGCATCGTCGTATTCTTTAATTCCACCGGGTACAAAAGCAGGGGACATAAATTCCCCTATCTCTTTTGCGCCTTGCTTTATTTTCTGTGTAGTCTTTGCGGCGTTCTTTACTACCGTATTACATAGCGTACTAAAAGAACGCTCTGCTTCTTGAACATCAATGCGAGTATTGATTTTATATTGTATATCGCTCATTGCCTTAATCGCCCTTATCCCTTAACTCACGGCGCTTTTTTCGCTCCGCTTGCAATTTGTCGAAATCATCTATCTTGTCGATTTGTTCGTTAGTTAGTTCTTTGCGCTCTTTGCGCTTAAGTCCGTATATCTTTTGAGCCTTTTTAATTGCTTTGCGCTGTTCCGCGCTCATTTTTGAATTGGTTTCTTTGCCCCTAATCTCTATCACTTCTTTTGTTGCGGAATCCTGGGGCAGATTCCATAGCATTGCCGAAAATTCCCAAAAGTGCAGAGTGTCGATTGTGTTCAGGTTAACACCGTAATATCGCCTGAAATCGGCATATATGCGCCATCCGTCCACATCATAATCAAATACAGGTACTTTGCTCTTTGTACCGCTTAAGTTATCGGTATTCCACCCGGACAATAGCCACTCGCACGTTTGTTGTATGGTTTCTATATCGCGGGGATATTCTCTTAAAACTAACTTCCCCGTGTAATCTTCTTCACCGTACAACAAGTTAATTGTTACCATTACGCGCTCTTCTTCGGATAAATCGACATCTTCAAGCGCTTCACTTAACTGTATGCCAATTCTAAAGTCCGTATTGACGCGATAACCTTCAAACCAATCATCTAAAGGTTCTAATAACGGATTCACTCACCGCTAACCTCATTTGACTTTTGAGGATCTGAAACAATCTCTTTAACAGATGTTTTCTTTTTGGCACCGCCTTTTTTCTTGACGGAATACTTATCCGCAACGGCTGCATTTCTGGTATTCTTTGTTTGAACGATTATAGGCACTAACTCATTGATAATATCCCCGAGTTTGTCGATATCCGGCAGATAATCTGGATATACCTCTTTGGCTTCCCTGAATATCTTATCGCTAGAACCGACGCCAAAACAATCATCAAACTTTGACAACAAAGTTTCTATAAACCTTACCTGAACGCCAGCTATTTCAACAACCTTTTCACGTGTAAATTCGGTATCATCGTCGTTATTATCATCGTTGCCGACGCCTAACGTGTTAAGTTCATTTCTTGCCTTTGTTTCGGCTTCCTCGTATGTTTTAAGGAACTCATCAAAGCGCTGAACAAAACGCGCGTCGGACGGGTCAAATCGGATTACATCGCCATAGGAATTTACCTGTATTTCCTCAAGTCTGTTTGAAGTTAACTGATATGCCATTTTCTACCTCTTATTCTATATCGTTATTACTTATCGCGTTTCAACACATTTTTAACGCATTTCCAACGTTGTTTAAGTGTTGGATTCGTTGTTTAAGTGTTGGTTAAATGAGATATCGGCGGGAAGATAACCGCCCGCCTTTATCTCTTTGTTTGTTACTCAGCTGCCGCCCAGGTGTATTTGCCCTCAGCATCGATTGTAACTGTACCCTGTTCAACATCTCCGTTACCGTGAATTTCAAGCGAAGATACGAGAGTTTCACCGCCGGAGCCGCCCGTAGAAGAGGGGCAAACCACAACGGGAATTCTGATACAATCACCTGTCGACGTATCGCCCGATGTAGTCAAATCTGTCTTGTAGAATCTGTAATAGTACGATTCGCAATCTGTACCCGTGGGAAGGTTCTTACAAGCCTTATCAACGTAGGTCTGCATCTCATCCGAAAGGTATTCTCTCTCAGCATCAACGGAAAACTCATAGCCGGAAACAGTAGATGCTTTTGTTTTCATGTTGACATACTGTGTTGTCTGTACGTCCGGGTTAAAGTCCTCAGTGAGTTCATTGAAGCCATCGCCCATTTCCATCAGATTGGATGTTTCGCCGCCGAACATCTTACCGACATCAAGCAATGAAACCATGTTTGTTCTATCAAGTGCCATTTTTCTAATCCTCCTTAGATTATTTCGTAAATGTGTATTTTAATCGCATGCTAACCGCGATTATTAACTCTTTGTCCGTCTGCCCTTGCATGTATACAGGGGACGTCCGCTCTATTTTGTCTAACCTTACGTGCGGATCTGTGAAATCCACAGCGCAAGCCTCCATATATTTAGATAGCGCGTCCATTGTTTCGAACACTTCTTCTGTTGCCGTGTTGGTTGTGTTTGCATTCGTCTTAAAGAGTATTGAAAAGGGGAATAACGCAACATAAGAACCGCTTACATACTTTTTCAGATAGTGCGCTCCTTGCAACGGATAAAGCCCGATACACGTGCCGGATGTTGCAAAATTCCATTTCACGGTACCGTTATTAGCGGTAAACCATGACGGGAAATCGGAAAAACCTAATACAAGCGTTTTAACCGCTTCATATACGCTTTCCATATCCGTTGCACTTAAAGTCGCTTGCGCTTGCTGTACCGGCATTTTATACCCCGCTTATCTCATAATGCGGTAATACATTTCTGTATTCCGCATATTGTGTAATCTTAAATACTCCGTCATACTTGTTGCGCATTTCCTCATAGAAGTTTGTTGCGCTTACAGTAATATCCGAATAATCACCGACAACAAAGAAATCATGTTCACTATCGAATGTAAAAACATCGGATTTATCGGTTAATTCCTTATATGCCAAAGGCTCAATATATGTCTTTTGCAATATGGAAAAAGGTATATACACTTTGCAAGCCGATATATCCTCGTTTCCGCTTTTGGCCGTATTATTCCCGCCTATCTGCTTAATAACCCTAACGCCGTTAAACAGCGTCTTTTCCCATGTTTCCGTATCGGTATCGACATCGTAAACCCGGTTAAATAAGGTTATTTCCGAATTGCGAAAAAGAACCGCCACAGCTTTTTACACCCCCGCGTAAAGCAACCCCGTATCCATTAGATACTTGTTAACAATCTTCCTGATCTGAACATTCTGCGCGTCGATATCGGATAAAACAGATGTATAAATTGTGTTGTTATCTCCAAATGTAATGGATTCACCGCCGCTTGACATCGATTTAATATTGCCCCCGTCCGCGCTCGTTGCGTTTTCGGTTGCATAGTCGATGTTATACAGCCAATCTATAAGCGCACATGTCGCGTTGCTAATCTCTGTTGCGTAAGTTTCCATCGCTTCATCATCGATTTGCATAAACGTCAATTCATTAAGTTTATGAGTTGCCCTAAACAGATATTTGGGGAAATCAGATTCGGAAACAAGCGAACCATAATACGAGTTCGTATAGTAATCGTAAGTAGTATAATCCGACATGTTTCCTCCTCCGAAAGCCTTAATCTATCTTTATTCCGTCGCTATCTTCTTTTTTCGCGGTTTCTTAACAACCGCTTTTGTGGCATCGTCCTTATTATCAGCCTTTACATCAACAATCTCTTTCTCTTTGCTTGCCGTATTGTCCTTTTTATCGGATTTCTCCGGCTTGCTTATGCTGTCAAGGTTTTTACATTTGGCGTATATCTCGCGCAATGTATAGGCCTTGCCGTCGCATTTAACATCGGATTCACGGTTTATATCGATATGCCCTGTTTCCCTGTCAATACGACATTCACAATACTTATTGTTACTGCTGATATAAGGTTTGCCGCCTTTGATTTTGAAGGTAATCATTAAAACACCTCCGATGTTTAGCCGTTACTCTTAATCAGGCCAATACGTACATTCTTAGAATCAGCTGCAAGGGTCCAGTTAGCCGTTGTACCGAGTTCCGCATTTGTCGGAGATTCGGCAGCGATGTTATCAACCTTAAGGCTCAAACCATTAGGATGTAAAACCTTGCCCTGCTTTGTATAAAGTTTCTGAACGCCCGCAAGTGATTCAGGATCATAGTCCACATAATAAGGCTCTTCGTAGTTAGTCTTATCGCAAGTAAGAATAGAACCCTGCCCGAAAAGATATGTCTTATACACGGGCAAATCACCTGTTGTATCAATGGTAAATCTATCCTGTACGATGGGGATAAGACCGTTAATAGTAGGCAGCTCAAGAGTAGGCTCAATCGCGTTTGTAATTGTGTACTTGTTGAAATCAACAAGGCCCATCACCTTATATCTTGCATAGATATAAGAATTCATAACAATCAAACCGAAATTGCTTGCCATATCGCCCAATGCGGCCTGCTCCGCATAGATAAGGGTATCAGCTGCGATTTTGTTGTCATCGGTAATCTCTGTACCGCTTGAGGACAAATCTGTAACGTGGCCGGACAAATCCTCAATAGACATAGCCGCGCTAGCGATTGTCATAAGTTCCTTAATCCATACCTGCTCATAGTAATCAGATACAGAATTACCAATCTCCCCGATAGGGTCCGCGCCTGTAAGTTCCTTTGTGAAATCCTGAGCTTTAAATGCTTTCATTCTCTGAATGAGCATTGCGGTCTGTTTCGTACCTTTAGGCTGTACGGGAGTATTGTCCGTCTGCCCGTCATTGTTCAAAGCATCACCGATGTTGTCATCCTCAATAGACAAAGGGGAATACATCGGGATACTTGCAACATTGCCCTTTTCACCGATAAGGTTCATAAGGCTTGCATCTTCCTGCAGAATACCACTTGCCATAATTGCATTGTTCCATGTGGGCATCTGCCTCATGTAATCGGCGAACACTTCCGGGTCAAACGTGAAGCCGCCAAATTCACCTGTTCTTGCCATCTTTCTTAATCTCCTTTATTTCAATTTTATTTAGCCTTTGCGCAAAGATTCGTAAATCTCCGGCGATTTGGCTTTAAGTTCCATTCTTTGCGAATAATTCATCCGCAAAAACTGTTCTTTGGTAACTCCCGAATACGAATTAGCCCCGTTAATGCTTCTTGAAACGATTGAAGCGCGTTTTTTACTTGCTTCAAATGTCTTATCGTCAACAATAATTCCGGGTATCTCGTTGCCATCTTTATCGGTAGTCATATCTTCGAACATCTCGGAAACACTTCTGCCCTTGGCCGTATCTTTCTTAAGTTCCGCAACAAGTCTGTTTGCGATTGCATCTTTGGTAATTGTATTTACAAAGTGCTTATCCGCTAAAAACGCATTTACCTGATTTGTAAGACGTGTTTCCTCGTCTTGTGCAGCTCTGGCATTGCGTTCATTTTCGATAGTCTTGTTAAGTTCGCTTATCTGTGCTTCAAGGTCTTTACGGCTTGTACTTGCACTGTTAGCGGATTCTGTGAGTTTTGCAATCTTATCTTCCTTATCGGCAAGATCTGCTTCAAGTTTGGTAACCTTGGCCTTTGCCTTTTCAAGTTCCTGAACGCTCACCCAATCTCCAGCTAATGCCTGTTGCACATTTTCAGTTACATCAACGCCCAATGCTTTCAGTTTTTCGATAATGTTCATATCTATACCTCATTTCTTAAAAGTTTTTAATCCGGGCAGCCCGGCGCAAAATAAGTCTTGTTTAATCCACAAGTGGCATTTTCAACATAACACATATAAAAACCGTTTTTCGCAAAACACAAAATATAAATCGTGCAAAAACACTTGACAAAGCGAATAAGATAGATTAGCAGCAAAAAACGGCGCTTTATGCGCCGCTTATATAGTCACATCTATCAATCTTTTCCAAATATGTGCTATTGCGCACCTGTTGCTTTTTTTGATGAATTAACTGGTATTCCAGATGTGATTTGCAACCTCCAATTCGCGCGGGAAATATTATTACTTTGGCAATATTCCGAGTATTGTTCGGACTTTTTATTTATTTGTGAGTTTACTTTTTTCAACTCCCCCTTAACCCTATCGGAAAGGTCGCTATTATCCGGCAATTCTTCAAGCGCGGCCTTTAATCCCTCTTTTTCTTTTTTTAATGATCTGATTTGTCGCTCCATTGCCCGCGCCTTTTGTGCTTTTTCATAGCGTTCTAAATTCTCTTCACGGTCATATCGAAATCCGTTATCAACATTAACTCCCGGATAGAATTGTGTAAAAGTATGCCGGCAATTCGCACCGCATATCCCTTGGACATCGCCGTAACCACATTCTGTTACAAAATCAGGATAATTATACTTTTTTGCATGTTTCCGTACAAAGCGCAAAAATCGGTGTTTCAAGTCTATTTTCTGTTGTTCTGATGTACTAGGCTTGTATTGACTAAGCGCGGGATTATTCCAATCTAGTTTATAAACGTTACCTTGCCAATATACGTGGCTTCTATAGTCGTTTGAGCCGATATCACGAGCGCCCAGGTGTTGAGATGTCTTAACGTAGTCAATTCCCATTTCCGCGCATCGTGTTAGCGTTACCGCCGCGGTTGCCTGATTTATTCCTGTACGGATAGCACGCGCTAATGCTACTTCTACTGAATGTGATACAGTGCGACCGTTCTTAGTATAATTAACCATCTTTATTCCACGCTTTGACGCTTCTTTTATCGCGTCCATAATAGCGGTATTAACATCGGTGCCATGTGTTGCATTGAAATATGCCTTATCGCATATATCTATAAAATCCGTTTGCACGCTATCTGCCGTTGTTTGTGTTAGATTGTATAACTCACCGTTAGTACGTGTCACAGCGCCGTCAAGCATACGGATTTCTTTTTCGGTCAAATCGTTCTTAACATTATCCGTAAATGTCGGTTTTGCTATCTTTTCGCTATCAGGCAATTTATCGTTAATCGCATCTACTATCTTTTCCGTATCGCTGTATATCTGCTTGTTAATATCTTGTGCTGCATCTTCCCATGCGTTATTACTTGCCGCGCTTATGGTAGGGTCCTTTGTTATAAATTCGGCCATTTCCCCGTGCAAGCCGCTTGCAAGGTCTAACATCTTTAGTCTATGGATGGTAGACGGCATAATTTGCACATTACCCTCATCATCTGTAAACAATTTTAAGATGTCTTTAACGATGCGCCTTATAAAATACGTACTTATTCCTGATAGTTGCGCTTCAAGACGTTCAGATATCTTTAACAGTTTTTCAGGATTCATTTAATATTTGCCCTAATTGTATTTTCGACAACCTTGCGCAATTCTTCACTGTGGTTGTTAATAACGAACTCTCCCCAGTGAGGTTGCGTATCTGGATTGCCGTGATATTCAAGGCCCCATTCTGTACGCACCTTTTTAACTCCGGGACGGCTCCAAAAGCCGTATGAAGGGGAATAGAACGCGCCCACGTGATAAACAGGGTCCTCATATAACTTGCCCTCATATTGATAATGCCCGTACGGAATTGACGGATCATAGCAATATACTTCACCGCTTACGGATTCGTTTAACGCTTGCGTTTGCTGTATAAGGCTGCCCGTGTCAATAGGCATATAGAGTTTCATTAAATCCCACATTTGCGAATCTAAGGCATCTTGCGCATAATCCAGCGCTTTACCTATCCTGATAGCGTCTATCTCTATATCAAGCCCTATCGCGTCGTTATGGAATGTATACGGCTTGCCAAACATACGCTTAAAGAAATCGCTTTTCATTCTTCATCATCCTCCCTCGCGTCGTTTTCCTCATCATCATCGGTAAACAGGCTTTGATTAGTATTAGCACCGTTAGCAAACGCTATCTGTTGCTGTTTAACGGCTTCTTGTTTTTCTTCAGCTGCCTCTTGCATCATTGCTATTGCTTCACCTTCAGAAAAGCCCTCATATTCCATCAGATATTTCTTTTTGGAATATATGCCCTGAAGCATTAACTGATATGCTCGCGTTCTATCTGCTTCAAATGTGCTTAACAAATCTTTGAAGTAGAAAATATCTTCATCAGGGATATCATCATCCAAAATATTTAGATAACTATCTTCAAAATCAAAGTACACATCGCAATACTTGTTAATCGCATAAACAAGGTCTTTAATAGCGGTCATTAACGCGCGTCTGATATCGGTTATCGTTTGTACCGTTTCCTGATCATCGGATTCTATCTGCGTTGCTGTTACATATCCGCTTTTGCGGTCAAGTACAAATTGCCCCTGTGAACATCCGCATTTAGTCGATATCATACTCAATGTACTGTTTATTTCTGTAATGCGCTGTTCAGTTAACAATGTCGGTATATGTTCTTGCACGGAGTTTCCGGCTTCGATGCCCTGCGCCAAGCCTTTGACAAATCGGGGCAATTCTATCTTATAACCGCGAGGGTGTGCTTTATCGGCAGGGTGCCTTAACGCCTGTTCGTTGATAAAGGTTATATGCTGGCTATCTTCTATTTCGTCGCTCTTACGGCTCCACGCCACATCTAAATCTTTTAACTCTTTGATACAATCCGCAAAGATGGCGACGCCCTCAGGGCTAGAAAAATCTATCGTATTATTATGCGGCATTCTAAGATATGCAAACAGAGGTTTTTCCACACCCTCAAACTCTGTATATTCTTCAATGCCGGACCATTCTTTGACATCCGTCATTGCTATCTTGTTGCCTAATGCACCTTCTGAGCCGCTTTTATAAGCCTTGTTTTCAACAATGTATTTAGCGCCGCTCTCATTTGCATTGCTGTAATCAAAATGATGATATTCAAGGCGCGTATAGTATGTATTTCCCACCGTTATACGGTCTATGAACACCGCGCCTAATATATCGCCGTTGCTTGACTTTTCCGTTACGGCAAAGTTATTTGGCAAAATATAATCAAGCGCATTGTTCGGGTTAAATGTCCCGTTAGGCTTAATGATAATACCACCTAAGCCGCAAGCATCTTCTACTTTGTCGCGCAAGGTCTTTTGTACCATCTGATTAACAACGGTGTTAATATATGCCGCCCTGTTATCTGTGGCCGCTTTTGTCTTTGTGTTTGTACTCTTTTCAGGACCTTCAATATTTACATACAGATCAAGGCAAGTCTTTTTAGCCATATATCCGCAAATATAGCGCCCAAAGTTGATAGTTTGCACCGTAGGCGATAACCATGCCGGGCGCCCCTGTATAATGTTAAGCCACTGCTGCTGTGCAAACTCCATTTCGGGGCTTGAAATTATGTCCGTATTGAATACGGTTTGTGCTTCAGATTTAAATGTTTTCATAAACAACTCCTTTATACGTGTAATAATGCCCATGTGTTAATCCTCATCTTCATCTATATCGATTATGTTTTCGTTATATGCGTTATCTGCGCTTGTATCGTATATATCATTAGGCCGCCCGCGCATAATATCGCGGTTTAGTCCATATATAAGGGCCATTACAGCATCTTCCCCTATTGTCGGATAAGCAGCTGTGAATGTACCGTCTTTCAATTGTTCATGTTCGAGCGTGGTTAACTCATGCGCTAATTGCGGGCATCTTGCAGGGTCAACAACTATCTTGTTACAAGTTTGCAACCATTCCCAGCAATAATCGCGGCCTTTTCCGTTGCCCCATCTCTTTTTAGCGCCAATGACGTTATAACCCCAATCGTACATATCTTTAATACTATCGGGCCTTGCACTATCGCATATGATTTCATCGCTTATATGATGCTTTATAGCGCGTGCAAACGTTGCATTCTTGCACCGTTTTTTTACAATCTCTTCAATGCAATAAAGGATGTTGTTTTCCTCATCGTAATAGCACGCTTCAAATGCTTGCGGATGCTCATATCCAAAATCTAGACCGTAACGGAAATAGGGCATATTGCTTATTTCTGCATCTGTTATTTCCCTCAATTCCACATTTTCAAAAATCGCGCCCCCGGTACCTGTTACCTCGCCTAAGTAGTTGTTACGATAATAATTAGGCTTTAGCGCTTTGAACTCTTCCGCACGTTCAAAGAACCGTTCACCTAACCATTCAACAGGTACGTTGTAATAGTACGAATGATATATCTTTGTTGTTGGTTTTTTCGGGCATATATCGGCCACGTATGCGTTCATAAAGTTATTGATACTCTTAGGCGGGTTAAAGATTTTGACATCCAGCGCGGGCGTATCGGACCGCAAAAACGTATCTTCTATGTTATCCATCTGCTCAAGGCCCGCCATTTCGTCGCATTCCTCATGGATAAGCAACTTGACGTAACCGAATTGAACACTAAACGATTTAAGGCTTATAGGTTTATCTGCACCGACAAACATAACGCTTTGCTTTGTCGGTTTGTAAATTGCCATCATCGGCTGCGTCTTAAATTCCCAATCGTCAATACGTCCATGCCGGATAACTGTACGCATGAACTGATTAAATACACTGCCCCTCAAATCGGTCTTATATCGCCTTGTGTAAACAACATGTGCTTCGGGGTCCTGGTATATTGTTTCCTCAGCGATAGCCGCCCAGAATGAAGATTTAACGCTACCGCGCCCGCCTTTAACTATCATTTCGCGGATATTCAAACGGCCCTCATATACGGCGTGTACGTCCCTATACATTTGAATAAAGTCGCTTGTAACGTCCGATATGGGTATATTCCAGCTGTGCATCAACTTAGCCTGTTGTTCTTTGAAGTTAACGCGCATTGAAGTTAACTCAAACTCTTTTTGTTCATTTTCAAGTTTGAGTTTCTTCAATTCCTCTTCTTTGCACAATTCGGAAAGGTCGGTGGGCCTAACGGCTTTAGATACAAGTTCAATAGCCTTGTTATTTCCCTTAATCGCATTTAACACGGTTGACGCAGCTACCGCTTCACTGTTCGTTACAACATCTATCCCTAAAGTCTTTTGCAACTGTGCTTTCAACTGCGGCGACGTTTCCATCTCAAGCGCTATCTTGATCTGTTGTTCAAGCGTCTTTTTTTCTCTTTTGGCTTTGCCGGACGCTTTACCGCCTTTTTGCCCGTTCTTCCGTGCTTCTTCGGTGCTTTGAAAGCCTTTCCCTTTTTCCAAATTGCGCTTTGCGGATTCTATCTGCTTAGCGCTACGTGGCAATAGATA